GTAAGTTGCTTGGTTCTCTGTACCTCTACCATCAGATAGTTTCGAGAGATAAGTTAGACGCTCGATAACAGTACCAGCAGTGCCGGAAATAGCGCCAGTGCTATCTACAACAGCAACATGAACTTCATCATATTTGATGCTACGATCGGCAGCATACTGTGAAGTACCTGGACGAGGACCGATTGCTGAAAGAGCAACACCACCAACTGAAGTGTTTGACCACCAATCAGCAACAGTAGAAATTGCTACATCTGGATCACTACCAAGATCAAGAGTATCAGCAGTCGAGATAAGAACAGTTGGATCGTCTAGGATAACTGTAAGAACTTGAGCAGCGTAAGAAAGAACCTCGGCAGTAGCAGTTCCGCCACCAGAAAGGTTGAAAGTTACAGCGGCACCAGCAACAGGATCACTACCAGGAACAGTTGCTAAAGTGATAACTTGATCGGCACCACGGTCAGCAACAATAACTCTTAGAGAGTTGCCCCATGTACCAGGAGTCTTGGCAACGAATGTTTCTCCACTTCCGAGACCACCGTCCCAATCAGCAGAATTTTTGACATTCAAGCTAGCATTGCTGCCAGAGTTAGCTGAGTTGGTTCCAGTTTCGGCACGAACAACGGCGAGTCTACCGCCATAGTTTAGGAATTCTGAAGCAACAAACCAATCTTCGGCGTTAGAAGCACTAGGCTTACCAAAAACTTCGAGCAGTTCGCTTTGGCTGCTGATAGTTGTAATTTGTCCAACGGGACCTCTAGCAAATGTTGAGGCAAAAGCACCAGTAATAGACTGGCTATTTGTCACAACAGCAGTAGTTAGATCGCGTTCCTTAATTACAATACCAGGCGAGATAAGACTTGCCATGTGTTTTTCTCCTGTAGGGTATCCAAATTTAATCTAAAAATATTTATGATTTTGAACTCCTTGAGTGGGGAAACAAAACATGAACACTACCAATCAGGATAATCCCACAATGAAGTTGGATCCTTAATTTTTCTAGATTCCATCACTCTTTGAATAGTACAATCTTTACATTCATATGAATATGCTGACGCTACAGTTGCTCTGTGTTTTCTTGTTAGATAAAAATCATCCATCAAACTTTTAGTTTTTCCACAGGATCGACAAGTTCTCTCCTTAAAAATTAAATGGTCTAAAGAAAACTGATCGCTTAAATCCATTATCTATAGTCCCACATATATCCTACTTCTTCTTGAGTGTCTCCATACCACACAGTACCATCTTGTACAAATCCTTCATCACCTTCCAGTCCACTGGTAATGAAACCAAACGGTGCCATGTCTTGTTCAATTTGATTTTTTTGTTCGTCATAGATACGTTGACGAATATCATTATCAGTCATCTCCTTGAAATATTCTTGCTGTACTAACCAAGCAAAGATAACCATACACATTACAAGGTCATCATGAAATCCATCATCTGCTTCAAACGATTGTTTCTTTTGGATAAATGTAGTCAGCTCATTAATGATGTCATAGTCATTGAAAATAAGTTTGTCATCTTCAATAATCTGTTTGAGGTTAGCACAACCAACCTTCTTCACTGTAACACTCATCTTGACACCTAGTTGTGTTTTGTTGCCAGAGAATCCTTGCCCAACAATTTGACCAGCACGTCCTCTCATAGCACACATAAGAACGTTAGGATATTCTAGATCGAAGTTTAGAATAGATGCTACTTGATCTCCGATATCATTAACTTCAATCATTGCCCAAGCATTATTATATCCTCTAGCAACATCGTTGATGACGCTGGGAAATAGCATTGGTTTAATTTCGTTGTTTCTGTACTTTGCTACAATACGATATGGAACAGTAGTAATGTCATACACAATAAAAGCAGAATAGTCGCCACCGATGCCACGACTAACGTCAACTGTCATTAAGTATTCGTTTTTTTCTTTTGGTTTTTCAAAAACATCCAATCCTTTACTTCTAGTGATTGGTTCTTCAAATACTAATGTTTTGAGTTTAGAGGCAGAGATTAATGTATCGACAGATCCCAAAAATTCACATTCAAACTCTTGTGTGAATTGACGTTGGGAAGTATTCTTAATTGTTTGTTCTTTCCACTCAGCATCTCTACCAGGAACTTGTGACCAATGTACTTCGTGGTAAGTATATCCATTTCTCCCACTCACAGCATCTTGCCACATCTTATAGAAGTGGTTCATACCTTGTGGCGTAGAGATAATTATGACTTTCGTTGATTTACCAGAAGTGATAGTAGGATAAACAGAGGCAAAGAACGAGTCAGCAATGTGATTCGGGACGAAAGCGAACTCGTCGAGAAAGATGATGTTAAACGACATGCCTCGGACAGCAGATGCAGATGTAGAAGCTGCCAATATTTTACTGCCATTTTCTAACTCGATGTTTCCTTTGTTCCATACTACCACGCCTTGCTGAATCCACTTGGGTAGGTTCTCGTATGCTGTAGCTAATCTTGCCAAAAGGTCTCTAGCAGTAGATGCTTTGTTTGCTAGAATGCCAATGTTAACGTTGTCATTGAACAGGATGTAATGAAGCAGATAAGAAACCACAGTAGTAGACTTACCAGTCTGTCTAGGCAGTTTAGCAATATTAAATCTACTGTTGTGAAATTTCTTGATTAATTCTTCTTGAAAGTCCCACATTTTGAAAGGTACAAGACCCTCATCAAGTGAAACGATCTTTACGTAGTTACGAGTAAAATATACAGGATCGTTTTTACACGTAACATACTCTTCGATCTGCTCCTTGGTAAAATCAAACTTTACATTCGCTTTTTTTAGAAGCGGATTACCAAGATAGATTTCGTCCGAAGCACCCATTACATACTATTCATATGTAACTATTTATTCCACCACTTCTCTTCGCCGTTCTTGTACTTCTCTCCAAAACCATCTAGATCTACTAAACGTTGTTCCCAGTTGTCACCACCCTCAGTTCCTTTCATTGGGTTGATACATTCCAAGTCACCGAGTTTGTTACATACCAAACCAGCAAGATCTTTTTCGTTACCTAATTGACCAGTACCAGACCACCTATGTTGACCGTTGATCCAAGTAGCACCACACTTAGAGCACTCTTTTCTACTCATTGACAAATCAGAAAATTCTTTTTCGGAATCCATATAATGTCTGTAATTTGTGTTATTATAATTCTATGTATACCAAAATAGTGTAACAATAGGATACAATATAATAAGTATTTTACATATTGTCGAACTTATATTCTAATACCATACGATATAAAGAATCTCTTAGATACCAGAGATGCTCCTGCTCAGAAGGATGTCTAGCAGGAGAACCCTCCCACATCTCAAGTCTCTTAACGACACAATGATGTAGCAGATGAATGTCTTCTATCTTTAAATCAACACTGTAATCAAATTGGGAATCTTCGTTCATGGATTTCTTGGATCAATTCCTTGATCAATGAGGTACTCTACCCACCAGGCGGCGTCTTTCATATATCTCCACTGAGGAACTTCTTGTCCACGTTCGATAACGTAGTATTGATGTAGAGCTTTATCGATAGTCTGTCCTATCTCCATACTCTTCTTCCTCTTCATCAACGTCAGCATATGCATCTGCCACAAAAGGTCCTCGTTTTCTGAAGGGTTCTTTTCCGACATAATTGTTTTCGTCGTTAACAGCAGATACCCATAACGAAAGTTTTAATACTATAAAAATAATAACCAGTGGTGTAAAACACCCGATTAAAATTACTGGATTCATTTATGTTTCCTCGTAAAAGGTTCCCAGTGTTCCCATCCATATTTATGTACTGCCCACATTCCTATGATAGGAACAAAGACTAAAATAGTTGAGAGGAATCCTAATCCGTATGGGTTGTTTAATACAACACCACAAAATCTAGCAAATTGTAACATTATTCTGATAAAATTGATACGATAAAAAGAAGTGCCCCAAGTAAACAAAAAAGTGCCATAGCAATTATTGGGATGATGATGCTTTCCATAGTTCTAAAAAATAACGATCAACCTTATACAAATCACCATAAGGTGGTTGTACTTCGACATCTTCAGACCATTTTTTACAGAATGATCTCATATCATATGTTATTCTATTTGGTGTAAACAATCTGGCGAATGATGACATAGCAAAGGCATGTCTCATCTTAATGCGCTGTTTCGTTTCCGTCATGATAGACATTGGA